ATTTGCCAGTTATGTCCATCTCTGGTTCATACACGGCGTATGACTTGCCGAAAATGTCTGCTGTCTTACTCATTACATTTCTCCTTTGCTTTCTGCTACCCACGCCTTGAGCGCTTTGATTGCGTGCTCGGGCGATATGCACATCCCTAACTCTCGCTCGCTGAAGCAAGTCTCACCTGACGCCCATCCTGCCTCGGGCGGTACGCCTGCGAACAGCCAATCCTCGCCATCCCATAGGGCTGTGGTCTTAGACCAGTCCATCGTGTCTTCAAGCTGATCCTCCCAATACTCCTGAACGGAATACTTGAAGCGCGGAATGTCATTGACGCACTCAGTCAATAACGCAATGAGTGAATCAACGCTCATGTTGTCTGACCCAACCCACGCACGCACCATCTTTGGCGTGACTGTGTCTGATTCTTCCAGACCTCTGATCTCGTCTTTGAGATTCTCGATACGCGTTCTTATAGCTAGACTCATGATGCTCTCCTTTAACTTACTAAATCGGGCACTATCAGGATGGTGAACGGCATTGCCCAAGCGCCATTCACAGGGGAAACTAGATCGGGGACAAGTCCCCGAATGGAATTGGTTCCACGTGGAACCCCACAAAAAGCTGAAACTGGTCGTCACAAGACGCCACTCCACGTCGCAGGTATGTGCTCAGTGTCAGTCAGGCGTGCAATGATTTTCAAAGCTTCACGCATACGCCCTAGGGTTGACTGCCCAACCTCAGTTGAGTTCATCTCTTGCTTGCGCTCAAGGGTTTCTATCTCTTTGCGTGTGCGTGCAAGCAGCTTGTCCCGTGCCTTTGCGTTCTGCTCAGGCGTTGTCAGGCGTTGGAATGGGACTTTGCGTTTAGCACGTGTCTTGTGTGGCAGTGCCTCGAAGATGAGGGCAATGCGGGTTTTAATCTTGTCAGGCACCCAGTCTGTCCAATGCTCGCCGTTGTTGGGCAAGCCTTTCTCTAAGGCGAGTTGTATGGGCGTTGCATCGAGTGAGGCAAGGGGCTGAGCAAACCTACTCAATAATGTCTCCATCACCAAGATGTACGCATCAAACGCATCGACACGTTCATCGTCATCGAGATCGTATGCACGCCCAACCTTGGCATTATTGAGTTCATAGCGCAGGGGTTTGAGCACCTTGTCCCACTCGGCTTTGCGTTGGGTTCGTGTGATCTTGTCGACACGCTGTGCTTCCTTCGCCTCTGCGACGGCTGTTTTAATTGCATCCATTTCCGCTGGGTGTATGCGTTCCTTCAACAATCTTTGGTGAAGATCGTTGGGTTTGAGTTTAATGTATGCTTTGTGCATGAGATTATTGAACCTCGTATGTGTGAAATGTTAAAAAAGGAGTGATTAAATAGTTTTGCCATGTGATGCGCCAAGCGGGACACCGCATGAATGCTAGTGTACAGCAGAATGTGGCAGGGTATCTATGTAATTTCCAAAAAGGTAACGCCAGACAAAGAAAGAAAAGTGGCTTGCTTCTGAAAATATACACACCCCCTAGAAAAGACTCCCATATATATACATAATAATAAAAAGATATATATATAGCCAGATTTTGCGGGAACGCCTGTATCCATGCGGTGTTGCAGGTGGTGCAACAAGTGGCAAAGTTCTTTAATCTCCGCCATCGGTATTTTACAGCTATGCTACCCTTCAATAATCTCAGATAATTGAAGATCGGGGACTGAGTCCCCGATTAAGAGAACAAAGGAAGCTGTGTGGGTTGCTTGCCTATCCATTCGAGGGCAGCATCATCGGTGCTGAACACACGCCCTCTCTCGCCTAGGTTGGTGCTGAATACGTAGACTACGTAGTTGCTTCCCCCGTTGGGGTAATGGTATTGCAAGTGGTATGAACGTGCGCCTATTTGCACGATGCCTACTTCCTTGGTGCGGTATTGATTGAACAGTTGGTACATGGTTACTCTCCGATTTCTTTGATGAGGATGATGAGTGCGCCGAAGGCGTAGCCTGCAAACACGAGTAGTGCTTGGCGTAGGTAGAACCCGTCTGAATCCCACCCGAAGTAGAGTGAGAAGCCGATGAGTATGGTGCATAAGACGATGGCTATTGCGTAGCCTTTGGTTTCAATCATGATGGACTCCTTAGTCGTAGGATTTGAGGTGAGGGAATTCGTCACGCAAGTCTTTGAGTTGCACGCCAAGGGCTTTCGCCCATGCTTTGCGTTTGCGCTGGAAGCACAGGATTTGCACGTCACGAAGACGAATGTAGTAGTTGAAGATATCCCTTGTGGGCATGATGTTCTCCTTAGAGTTCGGGTGCATTTTTCCAAGAGGCTTTGAACTCTTGGGGCGTGTTGTAATAGCCGTGCTGATTACGCAAGGCAGGGTTACTCAGTATGTCTGTCATGTCTGCGAGTTCGCAGATGGCATAGTTGATATCCACGCAAGAATGAGGCGTGGTTGCAAGGGTTTTAATTGCTAGGCGTGCCTTGTTGCGTGGCATCCCCCGATTGCACAAAACCCTGACTGCTTGGGCTTTACTGAAACAGTAGCGCAGGGCATTAGTGCCGTTGTATGCGCTATGACCTACTCGAATGATTGGCATGATGTTCTCCTTATGGGCAGGATCGCCCCGTAAGCACAGCACGCTGTGCTTACAGAGTTCCCTGCTGATTAGCAGTTCTTGTATTGTTGAATGAGGGTTGCACCTTGCCAGAGTTCCACATGAAGGAAGGTCTTGGTCAGGGCGTTGAAGATTGTGTGGGCGCAAGTCTGATTGTCAGAAGATGCGTAGTGGTTGGCTGAGCCATTGCGAACGATGATTTGATATAACATGATAGATCCTTGAGATTATTGATTGGACAAGAAAAGAAACACCGCAGGAGCCTCGCCCTTGCGGTGTTCTGGGAGATCGGGGACAAGTCCCCGAATGAGATTATTGAAACGAAACCGATGCACGCAGTTGCGTGAGCAACGCATCGAATTGTTTCTTGGTTAAGCCTGCGTCAATAATCTCGTTGGTGAGCTTCTTGACCAGCTTGGGTGGAACTTCAACGGCGTTACTCTCACGAGCACCACAGATGAATGTGACTGTGCGACTAAGCGCCTTGCGACAAGCTTCGTATCCGCTTGCACTTGAGTCGAGCACTTGCTTGCCTGAGCCTGAGCCTTCGCCCGTCACAAGCTCGATTGACCACACGCTAGCGAACACAGGCAGAAGCAAGGCACGAACACTCTCGTGCGACTTGCGACCATATTGCTTCTTAAGCGCAACACGTGCAATGTCCGCTTTCGCAGATGCGTCACTCTCTGACTTGATGATGACGACTTGACTTCTAGTTGATACTGCCATGATAACTCTCCTTGAGTTTGATTGGGGACAAGTCCCCGATTGGTTGTTGTGTCTCCGAGGGCGATCTCCCTCATTGACAACTCTAGTTTACAAAGTATGGGGGAAAATAAACTTGCCTAAAGTCTGCAGAGTTGGCTGTGGCGTTGACCCCACCCTACCCCCACCAGCCCGTTTTGGGGCATGCCGATGGATAGGACATAAACACTGTTCCACACCCGCAATCCCAATTTTCAAAAAACAGGATTCAAATACCGCCATTTGGATCCCCCACCCCCCATAAAATTTTAAAAAATTCCCAATGATCAATGTCAAACGTTGGACATTACAATATAAAAAAAGCCCCACCAGCGTCAACTAGTGGGGCAAAGATGGCAACAATCCATCAAGGAGAAGCAATGACTTGCGCCATTACCGAAAAGAAGTGTACACTAACACCAACGAGGCAACAAGTGCGACGCCAGCACTAACCCTACGCAATGCTAGAACATTTGATTTACGGCGAGTTTCATCCAGAGGTGGTCGACGCCACCGCGGAAGTCCTGTCTTTTGAAAAGGCAGACCCAACTACAACCATTGACGCCAAAGTCAAGACGGCTCAGTGGCTCAAAGACTTGGAATTGGACGACGAAGAGATCGAGTCCAAAGCAGAACAAGAATCTGCCCGTAAATCTTTTGCAAGTCTCGTGACAGGCCAGCCTGTTGGGAATACGCAACAAGCGCTGGCTAACTTAAAGACTCCTGCTGCAGTGCAGCATTTAGTTGGGATGCTGACAGCCTACGATTGGGCGTTTGTCGAGCAAGCCAAAGAACTGCGGGGCTATGCAGTGGCTCAGATCCTAGAAGAAGTCAAACACCCCGACGCACGCATCAGGCTTAAAGCCTTGGACATGCTCGGTAAGGTCACCGAGGTAGCGCTGTTCACCGAACGGGTTGAGGTCAAGAAGACCGAGATGTCGGACGTAGAGCTTGAGACGCGCATTAAAGAGAAGCTCAACAGATTCATGGGCGTAATCGATGTGGTCGACGTTACAACGGACAAAGATGAAGACTAAAAACTTCACGACTCTGAGCAAACTTGAGCTAGAAGCTATGGCAAAGGCGTTGCCGCACTTGTCCAAACCGGAGAAACTGGAGCTTTTTGCCGATTTGGACTTGCGTGAGTCCCGCGCCAATCTACAGGCGGCTAAAACAAACATGCTGGGATTTGCCACTGCCGTGTACCCCGGCTTTAAGATCGGCCCCCACCACAAGAAACTTGCAAAAATCTTTACAGATGTGGTCGAAGGCAGGAAAAAGCGTGTGATTATCAACATCGCGCCTCGTATGGGTAAGTCTGAGTTCTCGTCTTACCTGTTCCCTGCGTACTTTCTAGGTAAATACCCTGAGAAGAAGA